TGAATTATTTTGCGTTAGTCTTGTTTGCCGGAGCGGCCTGTTTGGGTGCTTATTATCTTTACCACTATAAGAGCAAAGCATCTAAGGATGGAGCGAAGGATGGTCATGAAGATGATCGTCCCCGCAGCCTGAGGTCTACAAACCCCAGGCGGGGAAAAAGTTCTCAAAAGAAATCCAGAGAAACCTTGGTCGCCGATCTGGCGCCAAAGAGTTCTGGTTCTCGTCTGCCATTAGGCGAGGCTAAAGAAACAAAACCTATTAGATCTGGTTTTTACTCTACTGATTGGTTGAAAGACCGAGAGGAGCGTTTCTTTGATTCGATCTTTGATCTGAAACAACGACATGCAGAGGATATTGCCGCATATGAGGAGTATCATTCCTTGTATGATGATGGTTTTTCATGGGCCGATGAAAAGGACATGGAAGATGATCTTTATGATAGGACAAATGGAGCGGGAGATGACCTTATTACTGATGAAGAAAGGTCCCGCAACAAGATACAGCAACGAAGCAAGGATTATGCAAGTTTTGTGGATCGTAATGCTGATGAGAAGCGTACTATCCTCGAACCAATCGTTACAAAACCAAAAACATTACCCCAAACACCTCGAGTGAAGGTTGTTAAGACACCAATAGTTCGGGCGAAAGGTGAAGGTAAAGAGAGTAAGATGCTTGCATCGAAGTCTCAACCTAACACCATAAACGCCTCTAAACATTTGGTTGTTGAAATAGCCAAAGGTGATGGTAGCTGGGAGAAAGTTTCAAACTGTGCCGGAGTTGGTAATTATGTTATGGGTGCTATGCACTCAACACTTAATTATCCCCAGATTAGGTTTACCAATCCTCAAAAGAAAGAATCTGTAGTTGTTCAGGCTGCGGATATTCAATACACTAAGATGATGGATTCCGATGATGGTTTCTTTAGAGTCGAAAAGACTAAATTAGGGAAACTTGCTCAAGGATTCGGGAGTTATCGTCCTGGTATAGCTGAGGTTGGAAAGTTCATTTTTGTACCCCGATTTGTCGGGGCAACTGGTGACTTTAAAACTTACGATGGGGAGATTTTATCTATCTCTTCGCGTGGTATGGAACACAACTCAACCACTGAAAGCGGGGATTCCGGTTCGCCGGTTATCACCGAAGATGGTGTTTGTGTTGGCTTTCATTACAAAGGGACACAGGTGGGTTATCCCCATAATGCTCTTTTCCCTTTTACAGCTACATTGGTTGACTTGCTTTTTCGCGGCCAGGCTTCGGCTGGCCAGAAATAAGTCGCATGTATCCTGATTCGGTCCCGGGTGATCTTACTCGGGTCCTACTCAAACAGGCGACCCCTATTGGAAGATGTGCTAGGTACATACCTTTAGGGGAAAATTCGTCATACGGCTTCACGGACATTGAATGCGTAAAAATCTTAACTGATTTCGGAATTCAGGTCCCTACGGAATATGGAATAGTGCGCCCATCTAAGTTTAATGTTGAGAAGGCATTGCTTGAGGGTGACAAAAGAGAAGTATTTAACATTCCTTCTGAGGTCACTGCGGTGGCTGTGGATTATACTGTTAAGCACTTCCGTGAGTTAATTGGAAAGTTTACTCGACGTTCATTGGAACACGTAAAATTCGTCGGTGATACTTCGGCCGGATTTCCTTATCGGATGAAGAAAGATCAATTTTGTTATCGCTACTCTGAATACCTTCAGTGGTATTGTAGTCCTAACAATGTTCTTCGTCCGGTACCAATCTGGACTGCCAACCCTAAGGTGGAATACATGGATTCTGAAAAGATTGCGAATGGAAAGATTCGTATCTTTAGGAACCCCCCTGTAGACTATTTTTTGTTGGAGAAAATGTATTACGGCGATATGGACGAGGTCTTTATGAAATTGAGTAATACCTGGTCTGCTCTAGGGTTCGTCAAGGAACACGGAGGCTGGCATCGTCTTTTCACTGAACTGGCCAAGTGGCCAGTTAAAGTTACCTACGATGTTAAGTTCTGGGATAAGGGTTACGGCCCTACCCTTGATGGACTAGTTGAACAGGTACGCGACAACTTTTTCGAAAATGAAGTTCATGAGCTTTATGCTTATGATCTTGCGTGGTTGAAAGAGAACGCGACTTATTCCTTAGAATTGCTTCCAGACGGTTGGATCGTCGGCACTTCTTTGGACCAAAAATCTGGGCGACTTAAAACAAGTACCAATAACACTATCGCTCATATTATACTCACTTTTTGCCATTACTTAAGAGTTTGCGATCAAAAGCATCTTCAACCAAGTTATGAGCACGCTATTTCAGTCATTGCGCCTAAATTATATTCAGACGATAATGTGGGAGGGGCACTCGACGAAAGTTGGGTGTCCCTACCAGATCTTCGGGCAACCTTCCAGCTTGCTGGGTTTGATATTAAGGATTATGTTGTGTCCAATAGTGTCGAAGGCTTGGTTTTTCTAGGTGCCGCTTGCGGCACGTGGATTTACCGTGGTCATCGATATTTTGTTCCAATTTATCACGAAAGTCGAATGTTATATGCTCTTCAGGTCGTGGGAGGGAGGATGCGCTCGCGTGAGCGAGCAGAACGAGTTTGTGGGCTTGCCCATAATCTTTGTTTTTCCCCTTCTTCCAAGGCTGTTGAGTATTTAGCTA